CGCAGGGCCGTATCGACGCGCCCCTTCTGTTTCTCGACGTCGGCGAGTTCCTTTTTCGCCTTCGACGGATCGAGGCGGATTCGTATGACGGCATCGCCCAGGACGGTTTCACCCATTACGGCACCACGATAGTATCAGTCAACCAAGCGGACCAGCGCTGATTGCCTGACTTCGGATAATTCGTCTCGTCGTAGCCGGCACGGATCTTGACTTGGTACGAACTCCCGCTCGCGAGTCCGGGATATGACACGGTCGACGCGCCAACCGGGATTACGACCGGAACGACGGGACCGGCCGGTAGCAACTGGACGGTCATTTCGTTCTGATAGTAGTCCCACCGATCCGGCGGATTGCGCCATGAAAAACCCGCATCCGAATGTCCACCCAGAATCACCTCCGACCAGTTGGCGCCATAAGGGACTCCCCTATAAAGTCTTCCCTCATTCACCGCGGCGAGCATATATGCGCCGTCGCTATTAATGGCAACACACGCCCAACATTGATCAATATCTCCGGCAGGCCTTACCTGAGTCCAGTTTGCTCCGAAATTCGTAGAAATCCACAATCTTTTAGTGGTCTCCCCGACAATCATGTAAGATCCATCCATTGAACTGATAGCGCAGCAATACCAGTAATGATCAGAAGCTCCAGCGGGAGTAACCTCTGTCCAGTTGGTCCCACCATTAAGTGAACGCCACAATCTGCCGTTATAAATTCCAACCAACATACACGTCCCGTCGGAGTCTATATCACAGCACTGCCAGTATTTATCTACTGCGCCGTCTGGCATCACCTCCGACCACGCCACTCCCGCATTTTGTGACCTATACAATCTCCCACCAGAGACAGCAGCAAGCATCGTTTGTCCGTCAGCGCTAACTGAGCAGCATTCCCAAATGGAATCAACAAAGCCAGCGGGATGCGCGTCGTTCCACGTGGCACCCGCCGTTACGGATACCCAGACCCGCCCAGACAGGGCGGCGGCGATAATATTACTGCCATCGGCGCTGATATCGCACGATGACCAATAACAATCTGCATTGCCAGCCGGCTGTATTTCATTCCAACTTGCCCCGTCATCAATAGATAACCATAGCCTGCGGTTCATGCCTCCAGCCACAATGCAATGTCCATCGGAACTCACCGCGCAGCATGTCCACGGATAATCGATATCGCCGGCTGGCATAATCTGATGCCACGTCGCGCCCGAATCGGAGGACATAAACAATCGCCCCGGCATTGCGAAACCATGGCCCGCCACCTGACGCGCACCATCTGCGCTCATGGCACTACACTTCCAGAATCTGTTTTCCGCATAGCTCGACAACGCCGTTTGCAGCATGTCCACCGGAGGGTAATACCTTGACGGCAGGATAGGAAAGTTGCTCTCGCCAAGAGGATTGTAAGCGATGATAATTTTAGATGAATCCCTGACGTAAAAGGCGTCGCCAGACTCAATCCTGCTTTGTAGTCCATCCTCGCGTAAATATATCTGGAAGATACCATCAGATCCGTTCACGATATCAGCTAGGATGCTACCATGAGGAACGTCAAGAAACGCCTCGGCCCGCTGCACAGCGACCACGGCCTCATCGCCGTCGTAAAAGAGAAAGCCGCCGCTCCAAACGTCTCGCATAAGCGCAACGTCAGTCGTCAACATCTTGAGTCTCGTTGTAATGAAGCTCTTTTGCGGGACATAGGTCCCAGTCCCGGCGATTCCTGTAGTGACTACCCTATTGTTAAAATCGAACGTGAGGCTTCCTTCGACCGATAACTTAGAATTGAAATTGAGAATATCCTCGCCAGGAGATTGGACTCTTGCTACGCCAAATTCAAACAAGTTTATCTCAAGAAGTGGACAAAACGCGCTCAGGTAGGCGTTTGCGTTAGATTGAACTCCATATCCGGTCTCTATGATTGGGGTCATATTTTAGCTTTGCCGCCAAAAACATGGACCATTTCAAGAACGCGTTCTATCAGAAGGCCCTAGGCTGGAAGCCGGACCAGCGGGGACGCGTTCACGTCATCTTCAATTGCGAAGACACTGCCTACCAATACTGGCAGAGTGAGCTTCTTGCGTACACGTATCGCAAGGTCCAGCAGCCAGGGCCGCTTACGAGACTTTTAAGCAGCGACGAAGACGCAAAGTTTGCCTTTTCCGAGAGTACGTTCAAGGCCCGCAGCTTCAGTAAGCACCCGCGTTCCGGCGACAAATACCTAGCCTACAACAAGCCCGCATCAATAATCGAATGGTTCAAGGCGACAGACCCTAAGGAAAAGACCATAGTCGTCATCGACCCGGACTGCATCTTTCTATCGAAGTGCGTGAGAGAGGTGCAGCAAGGGAAGCCAGCCGCGCAGCTCTACAGTTACATGGCTCCAGACGGTGGCCTAGGCAAGCTCATCATAAGCAGACACTGCCGGAAGAACAGAAATCTCGTCCAGCCAGTAGGAATACCTGTCGCAATCCATAAGGACGATCTTAAAAACATCTCGCCAAGATGGCTTGAGGTGACGCGTGAGATAAGAGACGATAGGGCTTCTCATGTAGCGGCAGGCTGGATAGCTGAAATGTTTGGATACACCATAGCCGCAGCGGAACTTGGGTTAAATCATACGATAGAGAGGCTATGTGTGTTTCCTGGAGAAAACTCAATTGATGCACCGTTCATGCATTACTGCTCGCCCAGCGAGCACAAGGAACTTGGCTTCCACTGGCACAAAGGCGTCTATAAGCCTTGGGAACAGCCACCCATGCCGCCCGTTGGAAGTCCGAAGGCAGCCATCGTTCTCGCTGAGACGCTAAGGGAGGCCGCAGAAGTGTACGGGAACGCGGCAATGTCACCAATGTAAGTCTACATCAGCACACCAATATTTCTCCACTGCTTGGCTTAGGGAGCGCCGAGATATCTATGATGCTAGCTTGCCAATTTCTAGGAGTCCTGGGCGACGAAGACAACAACACAACACGGAAACCGAAGTAGTCGCCCCGGTTCTCGGGTACGTTCCTGCTGCGATACGCCGACCGGCAGTTCCTGGCATAGCTGCGCCAGGACCCGCCCCGCGCGACGCGTAAGTTGCCTCTTGGACTATCTATCCATGCTCGACCATCTACCGGCGTTCCTTTGTAGTTCTCATGCCAGTCATCCTCGCACCACTCCCAGACGTTACCATGCATGTCATAAAGACCAAAGGCGTTTGGCTCCTTCTGACCAACTTGATGGATATGGCCCCCAGAAGTATCTTTTACAAGGAAGGGAACAACTAACTTGCAATCGTACCAGCCGACTCGACCTAGGTCTTCTTCCCTGTCTCCAGCATAAAATCGCGTCCTCGTTCCAGCCCGGCATGCGTACTCCCATTCGGCTTCGGTTGGCAATCGGCAACCAATCTTCTCGCAAAATGCTTTTGCCTCATGCCAGCTCACGTTTGTTATCGGGTGCCTGATACAAGTCTCAGCCTTGACGCTGGGGTGTGTAGGCAATCCATATACGTTGCAATACTGTTCGCAAGTTATGGGGTACTTCGACATCTGAAAAGCGGGAATATGAACCTCATGTAGAGGCCCTTCATCAGAATAATGGTAAACTTCAGTTTCTGGCGACCCCATCAAGAACGTTCCAGCAGGAATGGAAACGAACTCAATTCCATGTGGTTGATAATTATCTGGCTTGACCTGCTCAGGTTGTTCGGTCAGATCGCAATCGATGATTCTAGATCCGAGGCCGCCGAGCATAAAGTCTCTCCTCACACCTCCTTATTATAGCATGAGATTCTCTCATCCACAAGTATTCACGGCTTCCACGGCTCAAATGACTTGCAGACGTCAGGTGAGGATGGTGGCGAGCTATAATAGCCGCCTTCTGGAATCGTGGGGACGAGCGGGATTCTAGCCGGTGGACCTAGCTGACCCTCAATCCCGCACTGGTTATCACCTACATTGTTGCAATTAAACATTTCGTTCTGACAGCATTGTTCAGGAGGTGGTGGGTCTTGCAAGACCTGAAACGGTACAGCTGGACTAGCAAAGTCCGGCCAGTTAAACTCGAACGGCCTATAATTCGCTCCTGTGCAGCAAGACATTGGCGTCCATTGTGGCAGGCTTAACTCTGGAACGGTAAACTCCGGCCGCTTAAACTGAAACGCGCAGACATCCTTACATGACTTCATAGTCACAAGGACTGCCGCGAACAAAGCCTCTGTGACTAAGCCTATCGGCAAGGAATCCGAAGAAGGCGTTAGCAAACTTGCACAGACTTCATCCGGCAGCTTGTTCTTTACCAAATAGACGTTATCATTGACAGGAGACTTGCGCGCGGAAACGACCGCAGAGGTGGCTCTTATCGATGAGTCATCAAAGAAGCTTGTCACGACCTCAAGGAATCTCGAACCGTCATTCCCTTTCTTTCCCTTCTTTCCTTTCTGTCTGACCTTATAGCGCCAGGAAGTTAGATCGCCAAACTTGCCAGTTAGCTTGACGGTAGCTTGCACGACTCCCTTCATGAACTTGACCGAGCTTGATGCATCAACGCCGATTGACTGATCTATGACGCTAACCTCTGCTTCTTCACCGTTGAGCGGGATGATGAATTCTGTGACAAAATCACTAGATGATTGAGTCAGAAAGAAGCGAAGAGAGATGTTAGTATCTATGGGCGTGTTAACAGGGACTGTTACCTTTAGCGTGTCCGGCTGTATGACGGAAGGCTTGAGGAATACTTCAGATTTTGCCGGCTCACCATCCTTACCCTTGTCGCCAGTCTCTCCCTTCAACCCTTTCGGTCCGAGACAGCACCGGCTTAAGATGTTATGATAAAGCCTTGCCTTGTCTACCTCAATCCGGAGGTTCAATTCAGAATCAAGCTGTTCAGTCTTAAATGAGATGAGCCTGTCAGACGAGTGAAAATAATAATAGTACGGAGACGCGCTATCAACCCTGATCTTAAAGGCATCAAACTTAACGCCTTGCTGTATGAGTCCCCTCACTACATCCAGCTTATCGAAGATATCTGGCGAGACTAACCCATCTTCCTTCTCGTTGACGACCGGGAAGATCCTCAAGACTCCCTTTGCGTTCCAGGTCTTATCACTCAAGTCATATTCAAAGATGTTACCGTAAATGTCAGCAATCTGGTCTCCGTCCTTGGGATTCAACGGAAACCGAAAGTTATAATGCGGATATATTCCATTTGGCATATAATATCTTTGAGTGGCTTTCCAAGATAGACCTTGTTCAGCGCCTGGCCGTTAAGGCGCTGAAAGGGTGGCGTTGTCACGCCAAGCTTAGCTCCGTAGCTGGTCTAGCTAGACTAACAGACTAACAGACCAGCAGACCTTGCGCGCGAGCGCAACCCACTCAGCGCCTGAACAGCCAGGCGCTGAGATCGGTCATGTCGGCTAGAAGCCGAATGGCTAGACCAGCCCACTAGCTACGCCGCAAAAACAGCCAGACAGCAAAACAGCAAAACAGCCAGAAGACGTCCTGTACGTAAGTATGCAAGCTTAGCCCTATATTCATATGCTAGATTTTTTGTCCTGAACGTTAAACCTGAACGTCAAAACAGTACGTAACAGCACGTAAGGAGGGCCAAGCTGACCTATAAGTGAGGGGCAAGCTGACCTGGGGTGAGGGGCAAGCTGACCTATAAATAAGGTCAGCTTGCCCCTCACTGTTTTAGATAATTGATAAAACATTTAGTCTTGACCATTATAGGTCAGCTTGCCCCTCACTGTTTTAGATAATTGATAATACATTTAGTCTGACCATTAAGGTCAGCTTGGCCCTGGGTTAATGATTTGATAATGGATTTAATCATATTTGAGGCCATGAACCATATATACATTTGTCATTCCATCACCACCCCAACCGGTACCAGCACTTATGACATCTAGCAACCTAGCGTCAACTAAGCTTCGAATACGGCGTCGAACAGTACGATAGTCTAATCCGGTAGTCACAGATATTAGCTCGATACCTATCCTTGCTTCACCCCAGTGTTCTCTATCGTCCTTTTTCCAACGTGCGCGCTCAGCTATTACAATCCAGACCCAGGTGCAGGTAGCTGGGTGCACTTTAAACAGTCTATCCCATGTTTCCGGCAATACCCTGATCATCCACCTATTCTCGTGGAATGCCTTCTTTTTGAGGATCATCCTTTTTTCTATCCTCCTTCTTTTCCTCATCGCCTTCTGAGCGAGCTTTAATGCATCATTAGCAAGAACTTCTGGGTCTTCATGCGTCGGATTATCAAATCCGAGGTCAAGATGCTTCAGGCGATCGAACCTTTCCGGCAGGCGCTCACTCATCTTCGTTCTCCTTTTGTTTTCTGCCTGATTATATACGTCGAAGACTTCTCGTCGTATTTTAATACCACGGAATCTTTGATTCTATTACAAAGATATCAAGGCTTGATAAGCATGAGGAGGCGTGATGTGGCCGTTTAAGAAGCGCGTGCAACCAGAGCTGTCCATAAAAGTTTCATTAAGCTTGCCGCAGAACTTTACGATACACGTGAGGCACCATTTTGACGAAAAAGGACGTCAAGAGGCAAAACCGATACGATCCGGATCTTCTCCCTCGGGAGATCAAGGATCTGTGGCCGATTCTGTTTCCGGAGCCAGAGCGGAAAGCCTCCTGTCAAGCGAGATCTTCAAGGATCAACAAATTCCAGAAGTCAAGTTCGGCGAAGAGACAGACGGGCGCTGAGAAGCCTGTTGAAAGTATATCAAACCCATTAGACAAGGCCCTCACGGAAGAGGGCATGACTCCTAAGCAGACGAGCTTCTTAAAGGGTAGGGACTTCAAGGATAGGAACAGAAGCGCCGAAAGGGAAGAAATCGTAAGGATGACGGCGCATAGGGTGGCGAAAAAGTCAAATTATGGCGAGTTCCTTAAGGCACAAGAAACAATTTTCAGGAGCGGTAATATGGAACGACTAGGACTCGACATGGGGACGAAGAACATCGTGTTGGCCTACAGGAAGGACGGCCAGCTTTCGTTCAGAAGGGAAGTTAACGGGTTCATTTCCATCGTAAGAAGCGACAGCTTTACAAAGGAGATGCTAACGCAGTCCAGCGTCCCATACATCGAGCGCGAGAAGGACTTCATCGCGATAGGTGAGAAGGCGGAGAACCTCGCTTATGCGTTCGGAAGGGAGCTGCAGAGGCCCATGGTGAACGGCGTCCTGTCGGTGTCGGAAAGGCAGGCGATGAGCATCATGGGCGTCATCGTCAAGTCGATCATCGGCAAGCTGAACGATGACGCGATGCTTTACTACTGCATTCCAGGCTCCGCGATAAACTATGAGATAAACGTGGAATTTCACAACAAGGTCATTCAGGCGATTCTCAACTCATTCGACGTAAAGGTTAAGATCGTAAGCCAGCCCATCAACGAGGCAAGAGCCATCGTCATCGCAAGGTCCCCGGAAAAGGACAAGACTGGGATAGGCATTTCCTGCGGAGCAGGCTTGATCAACGTTTGTTATTGCCTCTACGGAATTCCCATTTACGAGTTCTCGATCGCCGGAGCGGGAGACTGGGTGGACAAGGAGTCTGCAAGGGCTACGAACGAGAGTCCGACTGCGGTTGCCAAGATCAAGGAATCGCCTGACATGCGTCTTGACGCGGGAATGCCACAGGACTTCATCCGTAGAGCGATCTATTTGAATTACATGATCCTAATCGAGCGAGTAGCTAAGGAGATCGCCAACGGATTCAGGAGAAACGAGAGCAAGGCGCGGGCGCCAAAGCCGATGCCGATCTTCATCGCTGGAGGCACCGCGTCAATAAACGGCTTTCTACCTTTCTTCAAGGACTTGTTCTCGAAGCAGGATATGCCATTCGCGGTAGGAGACATAGCTCTCGTAGACAGGCCGTTGTTCGCGGTCGCGGAAGGCTGCCTCATAGCGGCGGAGAAGCACGAATGAGGAGAAGTTACATGACACGCCCTTTTGATATCGTCTCTCTTCGATGCGTAGGCCACGAGTTTCCATGCAAACAGAGATATCGTGGACAGGCAGAATGGAGGTTTGTTAAATTTGGAAAACATTACGGCTGGATGTGCCCTAATTGTGGAAAGAAGATGGCGGAAACGCTTCTTGGTCCTGGTTTGCCAAAACCGGCATTATTACATGAGGGGCCAATTAAGTGCGGTATTAACGAGTTCCCCAAGACATCCCGTCCGTCTCCACCAAAGGGACAGGGATTGAGGTAGATGAAAAGTCATGACTGAAAACATCCTACCTGACGGTTCAGATTTCCGGATTGCAGAACTGAAAAATCCTGATAAAATATTAGCAGAGATTTTAATTACGATGGGAATGGAAGGCTGGACATATGAAGAAGCTGCAGACTTGTTTGAATTTACGCCGGACTCTTTGCACACTTGGGAAAAACATATGGTTTTGCCACGGATTGAACTTCTTAAGATGATTGAAAGATTAAACAACGCCGGTGATGTCTTATACGAGCTAGAAGAAATGAATGGGTTGTCCATTACATACGACATTGATTAGATCATGTTAAAAGCGATATCTTTATTACTCTTATTCTTGAACGTTGGATGCTCTGGCATTCCATTTCGCGGAAGCGATGGGACGACCCACTATTTCATACTCGGGTTTGGAGTCGTGAGCGTTAACAACTCGAAGCCGGACGCGGCCGTCATTACAGACGTTAACGCGGTTGGAATCGCGGCGTCAGATGGACCCGGACTAAGGCTTAGCGTTGGAGCTTGTTCTTGTACGATGATTGCCGTCCCACAAGACGCAAAGGACGTGCGCGTCGAACTTAAGAAACGCCCAGGCGAAATTTTTCTCGTTGAGATACAGGCCGCAGAGTTATTTAAAAGTGGAGGAGCAGATGACCAAAAGCCTCGTTAAGTGTCTGGCGGTGCTGGTCTTTGCCGGGTGCTCAGGCAGACAGGCTGTCTATACGATAACCGGTACGACTCTTGGCGTCGACGTATCGCAAAATCCGGTCACACAGCTCTACCAAGCGAAGCTAGGCTATAATCGCGGCGAGATTGCTATTGTTCCCACAAATAGGTCTGCTGCTGAAGAATCAGGCGTGACAGACGGCGGAAACGGTGGAGCCAAGGACGCGACGGACGTACTCGTGGAACTGCGATTTTCTGGACTGTTTACAAGCGGAGAGAGCTCAGGGCTCTATCAACGACTGGCAGTCGGCACCGTTGCTGTTCAGCAGCCAGGCGCGGCGTTCATGTTCGCCAAGGGACACAGCGGTACTCTGGACGCCGGTACTGCCGACGCGGTAGGGAAAAGCGTCATGAAGATAGCGTCGGCATCCACGGAGTCACGGGAATTCAAATTCCGCCTATCATTGCTTAAGAGGTACGGCTCCACCGACACGCAAGCAAAATTGGAAGAGGTATTGAAGACGGTAGGCTACGACAGCTTTGACAGCCTTGCTGACGGTAAGCCGCGCAATCCTAACGCTGAAGACATTCTAAAGATAAAGGAAGAGCTCAAGAAGAAGGGTATCTCATTAGGAGACTAGATCATGGCCATCGAAACGGACACGCACGTGGAACGGATTCCCATCGCTGACCCAGACCTGTGCGAAGCGATAAGGCAGATATGTGAGCTTCAGTCTGCAAGGGATAAGGCGCGGCGCCTGTCAGCCGCGTTCGTTGTCGGGGATCAGCTTATACTCATCTTTCAAGTAGACCCACAGGTTCAGTACGCCGTTACCTCTCAAAATCTTACTATCGGCGGAACATATGGTAACATATTAGGCCAGGTACCACCTATCCAACCATGATTATTGGAGATCTTATGAAGAACGACAAAGTAAAGTCCGCAAGCGCCTGCGATTGGATCGACGCGCTTCTAACGCTTGGTTCATCTGGCTGGCAATATGACAGGGAAACTGACAAGTTTGAGAAGGAAGACATCTGTCTAAGCAGGAAGGCCCTTGAGAAGCTCATTGAAGAGAAGGGCCTTGACGACGCCATTGATACTGTAAAACGTATGGACAACGAGGAAGAAGAGGAAGAAGAGGAAGCGGAAGACGAATGACTAATGTCATTCAACAAGTCATTTCATCACTAGAATTCGTAAGCATTCCAGCTGGAACATTCTGGATGGGTCGGCCATCACCAGGGACTCTGTCTTTCGACGCCACCGAATTCGCCGAACCAGTCCATCAAGTTAAAGTACCAGCCTTTATGATGAGTAAGCATCCAGTGACGAGAGATCAATTTAACATGTATCTGCGTGAAAACAACCTACCGGAAGCACCATTCGGACTCTGGACAGCATTTCAAGGCGAACAAGGCTACATGGGCCTCACGCCGCAGACCTATGTAAGTTGGGATGAAGCGAAAGCATTCTGTCTTTGGCTTGGTTGCCGACTACCGTCAGAGGCTGAGTGGGAATATGCCTGCAGGGCCAGGGCCGCTTCAAAATATTATACCGGCAACGAAGAGAGTGATCTGAATGACGCGGGTTGGTACGCCGGAAACAGCGGCCTCATCATTCATTCCACGCACTCCGCAGAGAGCAAGGAACCGAACGCGTTTGGTCTATATGGCATGCACGGAAACGTCTGGGAGTGGTGCGAGGATGCTTGGTTCGCTAATTACGTAGATGCCCCGACAGACGGAACGGCTAATACACACCTAGATTTAAAGGCCATTCGCGTCATTCGCGGCGGCTCTTATAGAAGTGCAGCGAAATTCTGCCAATCATCATTTCACGGGAAATGCGTCCAAAGCACTAAAATCGATGACGTTGGCTTTCGAGTTGCGATTTCTGTTGATAAATGGTTTTCTTTACAAAGAACATATGACTGTTGGGGGCGTTCGAAGTTTCCAAAGGCTGACTCCGTAGAGCAAGATGTGATAGACGTGCCTGGTCGCAGAATCATAGACATTGACTGAGGTGACATGGCGTGGCAGAAGACAAGGAAAAACGCGATAAACAGGTTGAACTCGCGGAAGAGAAGTATCCGGGACCAAAAGACTTCGTACACCTCCACATCCATTCTGCCTTTTCTCCTCTAGACGGCATCCCTTATCCGAAAGATTACGTCGACGAGTGTAAGGCCCGTGGATTCAACGCGCTAGCCATAACCGACCATGGCTCGATGGGCGGCATCCCGGACGCCTATCTGGCGGCTAAAGAGGCCAAGATAAAGTTCATTCCAGGCTGTGAAGTCTACTACAATGACAGACATTTAGAGTTCATGGAGAAACGCAGGCAGGGCATCACAGTCAAGTCCATCAAGGCGGTGGACGAGCAGCTACGGGATGAATACGTCCGAAACAGGCACATGACGATCCTAACGAAGGACAGGGCAGGGTACGGAAACCTCATAGACATGATGACGGAAGCTTGGGAGATTGGCCTTTATTATAGGCCGCGCGTCTGGTTTGACCAGATTATAAAGCACAAGGAAGGTCTGATCGTCCTCTCAGGATGCCTTAACAGCCCGATCTGCCACTATCTGAGGAACAAGAACGTCGCAAAGGCGCTGGATTACGTCAGGAGGTTTAGAGACGCGTTCGGCGACGACTTCTTTATTGAGGTTCAGATGCCTGGGCCGGACCTGGAGGATGGAGTCAATACGTTCCTGCAGCTCATGGCGATATCGAAAAAGTTCAAGATTCCAGCCGTCATAACTGGAGACTGCCACTACATCTCGCGCGAAGACTTCCAGATTCAGAAGCTGCTGATGGCGGTAGAGCAAAAGCTGAAGGTTGACGACCCGAATCTGTTCCATGTCAACTCGGACGAGCAATTCTTCAAGACGAGGGCTGAATTCAGACAGACGTTCATGGAGCAAGGATACGCCAACGGCAACGTAAGCGCGAGAGACTTCGAGGAGGCGTGCGACAATACGACGTTAGTCGCGCAAAAGTGCGAGGGATTCAAGCCAGACACGTCCCTCAAGCTCCCGGTGATACCCGACGCGGACAAGGAGCTCGTGCGCCTGACCTTCATCGGACTGAAGAAGATCGGAAAGCATGAAGACCAGACTTACGTAGACCGCGCCAAGCGCGAGTTGAAGATGATCATAGAAAAGGGTTTTAGTTCGTATTTCCTGATTACGAGGGACCTTGTGGACCATTCTAGAAAGCTTGGGTTCGAGATCGGTCCAGGCAGAGGAAGCGTCGGTGGATCGATCGTCGCGTATCTAATAGGGATCACGACTATAGACTCCATAAGGTTTGGCCTCAGCTTTGAGAGGTTTCAGAGCGCAAGCAGGGGAGGCAATCTCCTTAAGGTGACGATGACATGATTAGCGAAGAGACCTATAACCTTATTGATCCGCGGCATAAATTTGTAAAAATCAAGTGCCTTATGACTGAAGCGGTATCCACCATGAGGATCATGAGCATCATAGTTGGATACGATAGAGAAGACGCCACAAAAACTCGATCCATTCATGGACTTGTCGCTCTATGGCCGGACATCGCTCTTGAGACGGTTGATTTAATTTTAGGTCACGACTTGGGTTGCGCGTTGAAGCTTGGCGCCAAGATAGACCCGCTCGAAGCGCTAATGAAAAAGCTTAAGGACATGGCCGTTGAGCCGTTATCCGTAACTTACAGCATCCTCTTAGATCAACACAAGGATCATCCTATCATTTCGTCCATCCAAGACGAGCTTACTGCGGAGCTCAAGAAAGGCGAAAACCCAGCAAATCTTGATGAATTGGAGACGATTAAAAGGACGAGAAAGGCGTACTGCTCAGCCATCGCTAGAATTCTGCTTTACGCGACAAGCAGAGATATCAAGCCATGTGAAGCCGCAAGACCGGCCTTTGACGCTATTATGAAGGAGATAAAATGAGCCTCACCTCAACGGTTCACGTCGTAGCCTTTTCGACGACTGGCCGTGTCCCTATCAACGGCAAGGTCGACACCTGTTTCGCCGTGCGCACAAGCGCCCAAGGGATGACTAAGACTTGGGTCATCCCTCTGAAGATCGCCACGATGAATCAGGCGGCCCTGTTAGGCACTAAGTTCGGAATTCTCTCAGTTCAGCCTATGCATAGAGAAAACCTACGCATAACGACTGACAATCCTTACGTCGCTAAGGTTCTAGCCAAGAAAAAGAACAAGGAAGGCCGAGAGATCTTTCCGCTTAAGCCAGAGTCAAACGCTGAACTCGTAGACGAGATAAGAAAGCTTTACGCGTCCATTAAAGAGCCGATATGTCACCTTAACGTGGAAGAGAAGACCATCGTCGAGCTTAGGGCGAAGGTCCGCGTACATGGAAAGCAAAGGCTTGCCTAATGTCGCACTGGTTGAAGATTGTGGAGTTTGCGCGAAAAAGGGTCGACTCATATCCCCCAGAGTATAAGGAAAGGCTGGAGTTCGAATTCAAGGAGATAGACAAACAGGGAGCGAACGATTATTGGCTTAACCTCTTAAAGACGCGCCAGAAGTTCGACGTAAATCCAAACGGTCTAGTCCTTCCGTTCCTGCTTGGAATAACGACCGTAGATCCAATAAAAGCAGAACACAATTATGTCGTAAATGAAGAAGGTGAGTCCGGAGAGGTTCTTGAAATATTCTTAGACAATGGGCAAATTGCACATGTCCCGATACAGGCTATCGTCAAACTAAGAAGCGGACCTACGCCCGCAAAAGACCTTAAGATTGGCGATGAGTTAACATGAAGATCGTAAAAATCAACATCATTCGAGGGAACGTCCGGAAGATCAGTAGCGGTGCTTACAATGCCAGCGGAATCACAATTTTACCGCACATTGGGATTCCGCACCGCATTGAGTACCAAACTGACCTTCCGGATATATAGATATCGATCTACAGCCGGATGCTAGACAGCACATCAAAGCATACGCCATCAAGAAGTACGGGATGGAGAACGTCTGCAGCGTAGGTCTCTGGCAGACCTACAACCCGAAGCTTGCCCTGCAGGACACGGCGAGGGCCCTCGGATTTGACGTCCAGGAAATCGCGACGATCACAAAGGAGTTGCCAAACGAACTCGATGATATGTCAAAGGAGGATGCTCTTAAGGAATTCGATCAACTTGCGACTTATTATAAGACGAATCCGCAGGTCGTCGACATGGCCTACAGAATCGTGGGACGCATTAAGACCTACGGGCGGCATGCTGGCGGACTCATCATATCGTCCGTCCCCATACGAAATTTCGTGCCCCTCATGAAGCTGGGTGACGAGTGGACGACAGCCTGGACAGAGGGTAAGAGTACGCAGCTGTCGAAGTTTGGCTTCATAAAGTTCGACATGCTGGGCCTGAAAACGATCCAATATATCGCCAACGCGCGCAAGCTCATCAAGCAGAACAGAGGAATTGACCTGGACTTGGAACAGGTTCCTCTTGACGACGAGCAGACCCTCAGGCTGGCGGCGGACCTGAAGACGGACTCCACGTTCCAATTCGACACGGACCTCGCAAAAAGCATCTTGATGAGGGGAGGCGTCAAAAGTTTCAATGACTTGATGGTTTATACGTCACTTGGACGGCCAGGACCGCTCCCGCTATGCAACGTTTATGTTAAGCATCGCGACGACCCCGAGCAACTTTGGAAGAAATCGATGCATCCAAAGCTCGTCGAGATATTTAAGGACACGTTTGGCGTTTGTGTCTATCAGGAACAGCTTCAGCGAGTATGGACTGACGTCTGCGGCTTCACAATCGCAGAAGCTGAAACTGCCAGAAAGATCATCGCCAAGAAATGGCAAGACAAGCTTCCTGCATTAGGCCAAAAGGTCATAAAGGGTGCTGAACCATTGCTTGGCAGACATAAAGCCGAGGAATTGTTCGAATCACAAAGGAGCTTCGGCAGATATGCCTTTAACCAATCGCACGCCCTAGCATACTCACTTATTGCTTATAGGACTCTTTATTTGAAGGCGCACTATCCGGCAGAATGGTGGGCTTCCGTCTTGTCTGACTGCCACAGAGACCGCCTTGTGAGATATATCGGCCTCGCAAGGTCTGAAGGCGTGCAAATGGGCGCCCTAGATTTTAGAACGCTGACTGAAAGCTTTACCGTGCAGGCCGACATGGTCCGTCCAGGTTTGAACATCATTAAGGGTATCGGAAACGCGGCGAAGGAGCTCTCAAAGGACAATTCAGACTGCAAGAGCCTTGATGAGTTCATTTCAAAGCATGGAAAGTCCAAGATCGCCATGGAAAGGCTCATCAAGCTTGGGGCCTTTGACTCTATTCACGGCAGCAGAAAGGCACTCTGGCTCTGGTACCTCTTCAAGTACGCAAATGACAAGCAAGCCAAGCTGGACGTCAAGGCCGCCTTCTCGTGGCCTGAGGATAGAATCGCTTCAGAGAGGCAGAAGCTCATAAGCTCCTTCAAGAAGCTTCACCCGAAAAAGAAGACGCCGAAGAGCATAGAAAACTGGTCTCCGAAAATAGATCCGACCTTCGATGAAGTCATCCAGAAATTTCCAAATAACTATGCAGACAGAGAAATTCTGGAATTCGAAAGAGAATATCTTGGCTTCTATTGGTCTTCGCCCATGAGACAATTTAGATGTAAGGGATACACCATTTCCTCGGCTAAGTTCGACGGGAAGCTGGAGTGCGTCATAGAGTCCATGACTACGAGAAAGTCGAAGACGGGAAACGAATACCTAAAGCTGTCGATAACTGATGGTTTAGAGACTGCCCCTCTCGTCATTTGGTCCGACGTTCTCGTAGATAGGTCTAACGCGGACGCCATAGGAGAAGGGAAAGGCATCAGCGTCAGCGTGACCTGGTCAGACAGATTCAGAAGCTTTACCATCGTGAACGGAACCATGATAATCCCTCTCGTCAAGGTCTCAGACCAGGCCGTTCAACCGCAAACCACGGAGGATGATTCACATGTTCCTGAAGACTAAGGATGGTATCTGGTGCGATCTATGCGGGAAAGAATACAGGAGAAAGTTCGTTTATTATTCGGCTGAATTCACGAAGATAATGGCGGACGCTGAAAAGAAGCAAACTGGTCCTTGTGACGTCGATAGAAAGTATTTGAACCTGGATATCTGCGTCGAGTGCTACGAAAAGATCGCGCAGGAAGTCTTAAAGATATCCAAGTCGAAGGAGAGCTGATGACCAACACCTCAATGCAAGAACTCTTAAACAGGCATGTGACATTGGTAGAGAATCACATTCGAAGAGTTAGCGATAACGATAGCAAGATGTCGCACGACCTTAATCTGCCAGCATGGAGATTTTGAACAGTTGAACTTCAAAAGCGTGCTATAATTCACGACAAGTCCAGCAGATAGAGTTGATCTACAATCTCGTAAACTTATTCGATACAAAGGGGTGAATCATGGGAAAGTTTGACCTCATTAACGTAAGCATTGACGGGGAAGCCATTACGGCAAGGCCGGTCGCCTGGTCTGAAGACACGCCTATTAAGTATCAGACGACCTGCGTAAGATGCTCGCAGCTGATCGAATTCGACGGCTGCGAGTTCATCTGTCCGACGTGCGGCGTATATGGTCAGGCGCAGCAAGTCATAGCTCAGCCAGATCAGGCCCTGCTTCAAATCCCTACGCTGAAGAACGCGGCAGCATTTACCGAGCAAATCATCGATAGAAACCCGATCGTTGACCCCATCGTAAACGGAGCTTTCGCGACAGATAACATAGACGTAGACCAGATTTTAAGAGAGTGATCGCTTGAAATGTGGAACCGGGCGGATCGTCATTCTTGGAAGCGGGCTCATCGGCCTTTTGGCCAAGGAAGTGTTTCCATTAGCTACGATCCTGCCTTTTGGCAAGTCTAGGTTTTACTTCGTCTGCCCTCCGCTCGAGGATGACTTCATCGTAGCTCCTGCAGATGGTTCAGAAATAGGACAGGTCATCGGACAGCAGACCCTAAACTTCCGTACAGTAAGGCGAGCCATATCCATAAACGGCTTTCTTGCGTCTGACGACATCGCGAAGAGTCAGTATGTCTCAAGAGTTTACGAGGACGCGCCGTCATTCACCACAAAGCTATTAAATTCGAATTTTAACGTTTATCCCGTCACGTGCCATGATCTCTACCTAGCACTGCTTAACAAGAGAAAAGAAGAAATCATGCAGTCTATTGAGCAGTACGGTAGAGTCTTAGACGTAGCCCCAAACGTCATAAAGTGCGAGAAGAGCGGGATAGAATTCGACCTTGCCATCTCAACAATTCCGCTTAAGGCGCTCTCGGATCTGACAGGATATCTGTTTGGACGCCTTCGAGCCCATAATATCCACTATTATTTCATAGGGACAGATTCTCTTAACTTCGAAGGAGCGGACCAGGTTCTAGTCGCTGATTCGCACATCGGCTTCCATAAAGTGAACAGGCTAAGCCAGTACACGTACGTCTTCAACAACATCGGACCCATACCGACCCCGGAACCCTATTTTGGCGCCTTCCTCAAGAACCGGTTCGACATCATCGGATCGACGAGCGTAGAGGATGCCATCCCAACGTCGCCAGCTCCGGATCTGACACAGTTTACAAAGCAATTCATGATAGAGGCAGTCGGAAGCTGTGCTCAATGGGACGACTTCTTCGACGTGAGCAGCTGCATTCAAAGGCTTATTCGATTGAGAAATAAAGGTTGATGAAGCAATGAGCTCACTCTACGTCATAGCAGATCAGATCAAGAGAGATCAACTGACGCCTGCGGAGAAGAGGCGTGTTCAGATAAGTAGGTTGCAAGATTCTTGCTTTGTCTGCCAGATGTGCGAGCTTGGAAGGATGAAGCACCAGGAGAGAAACCAGGTCTTCGACCCGCATGTCTTCAGCAACATGAACGAGTCTAGATATTTCGTGCTCGGACAGAATCCCGGTTTTAATGAATGCTTACAAGGCCAGCCGTTTGTCGGGGACGCCGGAAGAAACTTTAATGCCGAGATAGAGAAATACGGAATCTCTCGCGACTCCCTCTATATAGGGAACATGGTTAAATGCCATTCTCCCGCAAATCGAGTGCCGGCTGCAGAGGAAGTCATGGCTTGCGAGCCGTTCTTAAAAATGGAAATAGCAATCCTGAAACCGAAACTCATCATCGCTCTTGGGGCCTTTGCCTTTAGTGCCCTGCGCCAAGACGAGGAAACCATATATTCAGACGTCGTTGGGAAGCCTATGAAAACCAAGTATGGCGTCCCCGCTTTTGTCGTCTATCATCCGTCTCCGAGGAATCTTGAAGTCACAGAAAGGCGCAATGCCTTCAAGAAGCAGATCGCGATCGTCTGTGCGCTTATCAAGAGGATCGAGGGAGGGGCGTTAGAAGATAACCTTTCTGAGATTTCTTGAGCGCAAAGCCGTTGCTACTTGCTAGTTGCCTTAACTTGCAGATGAGGTTGCTCAGATGGCAGCCCTCGACCATGAGTTCCTTCCCAGGAATCGGCTCCTTGGATTGTCTTAAGCGTTCAAACAGAATGGCAAGCTTATAGATTGAATATGTATCTGAATCTTTATCCTTCTTTAATTTCTCTACGGCGCCATGAATCTTCGCAATTAAGGCGTCTGATAATGTCACCTTCTTGGGGGACGCTAAAATATCCTCGTCAGTAAATATGTTCACATGTAGCAACATGAGAATAAAATACACATAAAGGAGGATTTATGGAGTCATTAGCAAAATCCTTAAATGAAGCGAGAACAGACGTGGCTCCAGGAGCATTCGATGATATATTGCGTGACGCAGCGACTAAATGGGCAGAGCATTGTCTTAAATTTTATGTGGGTGAGCGATTAAGAAAGGGTTTTGAGATATCTATGGCCATAAGTAATTTCCTTGACTCCATCGAAAATGAACGATAGCCGAGTTCGTCGAAGGATGTCTTCGTCAGGGATAAATACATGGCTTTACACAAAACCATGATTGAGGAAATAGAACGAGAGATAGAGGAAGACAGAGCGAACTTAAACGAATGGGAATCGGAATTTGTAGAGAGTCTAAAGAAGATACTATCTTCTGGGAAAGAGTTGACTGAGAGACAGGAAAGTAAGCTGGACGAGATATATAGAAGGATTATGGGATGACATCGAGGGCACGACAATGAAAGCTTGCCTTTACTGCTCAACGAGAGAAAAACTCGTCGTCGAGATGTCGATGAGCCTCATCGAGGGAGAGTCAGCTATATCAATCCAGCTTTGTGAGGAACATAAACATAAGACTCAACTGGCTTCCCTTAAGAAAGCTTACCAAAAGAGGCAAGAGGCAATAGAGAAGCTCAAAAAGATGGCAGATCAGTTCGGTTTTAAGCTATCAGATGAGTCCCCGCAGCCAAGGCCACAAGCAATCACGATGCCAGTACCAGCATCAACGTCAACGGCACAACCTCAACTCGCGCCACAAATCATTAAAGCTGGAAAGATTGAAAAGATAGATAACATCCAGATCGACGAAGGAGCTCGCGCCAACGTGCCGGACGACCCAGACGCCCCAAGACATGCCGCGTTCAAAATTGATAAGAAAGTCAATCAACGGGTGCAGAATCAGACATTAGAAAGATCCGACGGGCTTCCACTTACCGTACCGAAGCAGATGGTTGGCGACCTTGGTACCACGACCATAAGGATAACGCAGAACGAAACCAACGCTCAATTACAGGCAAGGTTCAAGAGGATGGGCATACAGCATGATGGTGAAGAACCGGAAAGCGACGTAAACTTCAAGAAAGGATATGCCGTGAAGGACTGCGGCCTTTGTGGCGGCTCTGGCGTCACGAAGATTAATAATCAGAGATGCCAGAGGTGCAACGGCACTGGAATGGCATCCCAGACTTAGACGAGGCCAGCCTTCCCCTTCCTTTGGAAATGGCCGATACGCCTTGGGCCTTTCCTTTCCGGACCCGCATCACCTCCAGCTACCTCGCCGCCGAGGGAAATTCCATAGCCGATCTTGCCTTGCGTGGCGCCGATAGGCGCATTGAAATAGAAGCGATGTCTGGGCTTAAGCGGGGTGTCTTGGTTGCCTGACCTAGCCGGTTGAAATCGCTTCTGTGCCTTGTCGGTCCGCATCGGATCTTGAAGCTTCTTGAAATATCTCAAGCCGATCGCGTTCATAAGCTCCTTCGGTGTGGCCTCGCTTAGGAGCTCTAGCTTCATGGTATGGCCTTGTCTCTTGTGGGTTGCGGCGCTGGCCCACCACCAGTCCAGGGAGCCTCACGCTTCATCTTGTGCTTGTCCGCGTTCGTCGTCAGGTCCACGATCTCATCCATGCGCGGATTCCAACCGGCGTCCCTCTCACCCCAAGCACTGCCGCCGGCGAACTCCTTTATGACCTTGTCTATGGCCTCTACGGCGAATTCTCTGTCCTCCTTCGTCAGCCCCATGGAGCGCATTTCGACGTCAAGCGCAAGCTTGAACGTCGGATCGTCAAGATATTTATGGCAGTGCACTTTATTGAACGCGGCGGTGATGGAATCGGCAAACTTGCTCTCAGAAACCATGAGCTGGTACATATCATCGATGGTCTCGCGCTGGAATTGCATGAAGTGAGACGACTCTTTCTTCTCCTGTGAGGGCTTATGATAAGCGAGACCAAGCTTAACGTCCTGCCTCAACATCCCTCGAACGGCTTCGACCAGGAGACTTTCTTTTTCGTTCATTTTCCATCTCCATGTTTGGTACCATATTTTTGAGGGAATCCATGTTTAAGCAGAATGATATCGTGCGCCTTCTGAGAATAGACCGCGTAAAGTACCTATCAGGCCCAAAGTGCAGGCCGGCAAGCCCAAAGGGAGAATGGGTAGTTGTCGGTGGGCTGGAAAGAGAACAGGACCTAGTCTTAGCTAAGGACGCCACGATCATCCGGATTCCCATTAGCGACGTGACCAAGATAGCAGACTACGATGTAGACGTCGTCATAAAGGCAGTTAGGAATGCCAAGCCTGTATTTAAGAAACAACATCCATATGAAGCTTAAGCGCCATTTAAGAAGACTAGCCCACTAAGGAAATGAAGATGAAGAATGACGATGACCTACTCATAAAGAGCGCCTGGGGCGAGATAGACAAGAAGTATGGGAAGGGCTCTGTCTGGCACGGCCATACCATCGTGCAGGACGTTGAGGCTATCCCAACAGGTTCGTTAGCTCTAGATATCGCATTGGGGATAGGAGGCCTTCCGCGCGGAAGGTTCGTAGAGATCTATGGGCCGGAGGCGTCCGGCAAGACGACGCTGGTCCTTGAAATCATCAAGAACGTTCAAGAGAGCAAGGGCAAGGCTTTGTTCATAGACATGGAACACGCGCTGGATTCAATTTACGCAAAACAGGTCGGCGTCGACGTGGATAAGTTGTTTATCTCGCAGCCGGATTACGGCGAACAAGCGTTTGAGATCGCTGAGAAGTTCTGCAAGACGAACGCCTTCGACCTCATTGCGATAGACTCGGCTGCGGCGTTGATAACGAAGGCTGAGATAGAAGGAGACATGGGAGACGTGCAGATGGGCTCCCAGGCCCGCCTCATGTCCCAAGCCTTGCGAAAGTTAGCTAGCTTCATAAGCAAGACGAAGACTTGCTTCGTCTTTACGAATCAGCTGCGAGAGAAGATCGGTATCATGTTCGGGAATCCGGAAGTTACGCCAGGAGGCAGAGCTCTTAAGTTCTGGTCCAGCGTGCGGATGGAGATTCGCAGAAAGACGACTGTGAAGCAGGGCGACATAGCCGTCGCCAACATAGTCCAAGCCAAGGTTCAGAAGAACAAGGTCGCCCCACCTTTCAGGCATGCTGACTTCAAGATAGTGTTCGGCAAGGGTATCGCAAGGTCAGAGAGCATCCTGGACGTGGCTACTCAATGCGGCGTCATTGAGAGGTCTGGGACCTGGTTCAAGAGTCTAAAGGCGTTAGGCGGAATTCCAATAAACGAGAAATTCGCTAACGGAATGGACCAGGCCGCGGAATTCCTCGATCAGCATCCGGAATTCGCAAAGGCCGTGGAGAAAGCGACCCGAGAGGAAGTCCTGAAGCGTGACGTGATCGTGACAAGGCCAGACCAAGACGAAAGCGTTCAAGAGAAAGATAATTAGGCCGCTATTGGCCTAATTGGGAGTTTCTTATGAGCACGATCAGCGCCTTCAAGATTGATGATGTGGTGTATCTTAGGACGTCAGCCCAAATCGGTTTCCTCGAATCCTATAAGGTTACTGGCATCTATCAGGTTCGCAACGGCGTGTTCACGTACACCATAAACATAAACGAAAGACCGCCTTCCGCGCAGACGGTCGGCGACCGCATTATCTTGAAGCAGCCGACGACGCTCTACTTTAATGAAGATGAGTTGTTGTCTTACTGCGAAGCTCAACAGATCGTCGTTGACCATCTCAGGAGAAGGCTCGCGTCAGAGGAAGCAAGGCTTCAGGCAAGATGTCCTTCTGGCTTTGGCGGAAGCGGGAGCACATAATGGCAGACGCTCAAACCATACAAGACAAGGAAGGTAGGACGTTCGGGGAGGGTGAGGAACAAGCCATTATCTCACTCGCGTTCGACTTCCCGGAATTCTTCAGCTCCATAACGCCTTACCTTCAGGTCGAGCACTTCAAGTACCTTCCTGCGAAGTTCATATTTGCGATCATAAAGAAGATCATAGACAAGCACCACGTCACGCCGACTAGGAAGATCGTTAAGGATATCTCCTTAAAGCATCTGACTACGGACGACGATTATGAGCCGATCCTGTCCTTGATCGATAAGCGTCTAGACCCAAGGGAAGCTCCCGTCGTCAAGCAGAGCGTCATAGAGTTCGCAAAGCGTCGGGCCTTTGGCCTCCTTTATTCCAAAGAGGTCATGGAATCGGTGGCTAAGGGTAACTTCGAGAAGGTAGAGGAGATCGTAGAAGGCGCCAGAAAGATCATAGATGTAAGCCAGACTGGCGTATGGTTCTTCGAGAGAATTCATGAGCTCTTTGAGACCCACGAGGAAAAGAAATGCACTTCAGGCTTCCAGAAGCTAGACAGGTTCCTTAACGACGGTGGTCCGAGCGCCGGAGACGTCTTCGTCTGGATGGCGCCAACTAACATAGGAAAGACATATCTTCTTTGCAATACTGGAGAAGCTAACATACGCTCCGGTAAGAATGTCTTGCACGTCTCTCTTGAAGGCGACATCAAGAGAATCCAGAACCGATACGCTGGCGTGTTCACGAATCTGCCGGTAGCGACCAGAGCACATCTCTTGACACACAAGGACCAGATTACGACGATCCTTAACAGGTGCAAGGCGCATTATGGCGCGGAGCTCGTTCTATACAAGTTTCCGGCTGACGAGATAAATGTAAACACGATCCATCAAGTCATCGACTTCCTGAGACGCAACAAGGGGTTCAACCCAGAAGTCGTCATCGTAGACTACCTTGAACTCATGACCTCACGAAACAAGTTCATGAACAGAGATGACTATTCAAGACAGAAATCGATCGCGACGGAGCTCTGTGGATTCGCGGATAAGGAGAACGTAACGGTCTTCACGGCGACTCAGACGAACAGGTATGGGGTAGCGGAGGAGGAAGGGCGAGCTAGGCAAGGTGGGCAAGCTGGCGTAGGAAGTCCAAAGCCGTTGGACCTCGATAAGATCGCGGAATCCTTCGGAAAGTCGATGCCTCTAGCCTATGTAGTCAGCGTAAACCAGACTAAAGGTGAATATGACGCGGGATATGACAGGCTAAGGACGGAGAACACGAGCGCTAGAGCAAGATTGTTCATCGCGAAGAACAGGAACGGCCCGAAGCATGAGGTAGTAACGATAAGGATGAATTTCGTTACGATGAAGGCAATGGAAGAGGGGCCTATTGCTAACCCAGCCGTTGTTGGAGGATAAGCTTTGCCTACCTATAACTATCTGTGCGAAAACAAGAAGCATGGCGAGTTCGTCTTTTCCGTAAAGCATGGCATAAACGATAAGCCGAAGGTCCCATGCCCAAAGTGCGGCAAGAAGTGCGAGAGGACGTGGCTTGGAATGACGTTCTCGTTCTATTTCCCAGGGAACGGCCTCGCTCACGACAGGATCGGGGCCAAGCGTGACATGAACCTTTATCACCTTATGAAGGACGATCCCTACAAGGGACATCGCCAACCTGGAGAAAAGCAGCACCTTGCCGACACACTACGCAGGGGCGGCAAGCACCAAAAGAACCCGAAGACGTTCGGGGTGAGCGGGCTGAAGAAAGGGTAAATATGACCAAGAAATATAAGGACATTCCCATTTCTGCGGCAAAACGCATTGCTACAGTTTATAACAAGAACCAAGTCATTATTGTTGCTTGGGATGAAATTCATAAGAGAACTCACGTAACTACGTTTGGTAAGACGCTAAAGGACTGCGAACAGGCAGCAATAGGCGGCAACTTCGTAAAGAAAGCTCTCGGCTGGCCTGATTCATTTTGCCATGCTATTCCAGCCAGAATGAAGAAGTAGATTGGTAGTTTTTGTTGTATTTCACACCTGTGTCAAAACACGCCTTCGTCCTGTTCCAGTATCAAAAAGACGCTAACTTACCGCTTGTAGCATCCTTCATGGATGACGACGGCAACGCCGTCAGGACTTACCCACTCTTCATTCCAAAATCAGGCATTCCCTTAAACATAGTGTTTGACAATTTGAAGAAGGTCCGCGAAGAGTTTAACGGGCAACAGCTTCCGATAGTCACAATAAACGATTTTAAGACGCTTCTGGATACGTTAAAGCCGGAAGACTATGATTTTAACGCCTACGACTTTGGAGTCATGAAGCAGCCGAATCTCAACGGTCGATCAGAGATTGAGATTAAAAAGTTTTGCGAGACGTGTTTATTAAAGGCTTCAGAGGTAAGGCCGTCCAAGTGGATGAGAATCCTTGGGAAGGCGTCTATCGCCTATCATGCAATTCAGAGACGAGGTTTGAAGCATGGATATCTTGATGTCTATCCAAAGTACGCCTTGGATACGATCAGCGGCAGGTCTAAGACCATAGGCTTTAACGTACAGGGGACCGATTCAAGCTATGACATACGGCATCCAGATGAGAGTAAGAAGTTCTTTATTCACCTGGATTGGATATCCGCCGACCTGCGGGCCGCGCAGCTATTAAGCGGAGACGAAATTCTCGCTGAGGCGTTTCGCAAGTCGGACCCGTATACCGTCATGGCCAAGGGAGAGCTGACAAGGGCCGATTGCAAGGGTATGATGATAAGAGCGCTCTATGAGATGGACCTGGAGAATCCAGCCCTTCAATTCTTCCCAAAATTATTCAAGTGGGTTCAGTCAGAGAAAGAAAGGCTTGAGGCGCAGTCCTTTACAGAGAGCGTCTTGGGAAGAAGGTTCAAGATGGTTGCTGGAGGCGATGTCCTCCATAATATGAGAAGCGTATTTAACGCTTCTTTGCAGGGGTCCGTCGTGCACGCGATGCAAAACGCCTTGTGGTCCATCTTCAAGGTCATTCCAGACAGCATAGTCTGCGAAATGCATGACTCAATAACGCTGGCAACTGATAGGAATTCTCTGAAGGACGTGCTTAAGGTCGGCGTCGAGGCGATGCTACACCCGTTCCAAGGCGTCTTAGACTATAACCCGACGTTTCCGTTGCGGATCTTCATCGGCAAGCATTGGAAGAGATGGAAGCCATGCGGAGAAGTTAGATGAACAGATGGTTTGACGCCAACATAGACGAGGACATAGCCAGCGCTATGGTCCGCGTCAACATAAAGCTGACTTCAGGGAAGGAGGTTTCAAGAGACTTCAGGCCCGATCTGGACATAGTTTATGAGGACCTTGAGAAACTGTTAGAGGTTACGCCTAGCATGTTCGCCTATTGGGCCATGGTCATGTCTGAGCAGAAGATGGCCGTTGGACTCATTGAGCGCAAGATTAAGAGGCGCAGAGCCGTCATCGCGAAGAAGATCATCGATGAGGCGAGGGCGATGGGCGTGTCTCTCCGGGGAACTGATATAAAGGAGCTCATAGAGTCGGATGACGAGCTCGAAAAGCTTGAAGTAGAATTCCTCGTAGCCCAAAGGACGGCAGGCAAGCTTTGGAATATCGTCGAAGCGATAAAAATGAAGTCTGAACATTTAAGATCACTGTCTGGCTTCAAAAAGCAGGAACTTCGGGACTCTGCTGGAATATAGGCAGTATCTAACGTTCAATTAGTGATGATAGTTAACAACCATTTTTAGGGGATCGGCCATGATCGTGCAGCCTGACGACGACATTAAGAGAATCCGTCAAAAGATGCTGGAGAAGAAGGGCGGCGGCAGCAAGGATCCGAACGAATATAGGTTCCCGAAGGCGAAGCTCGGAGAAGAGCTCATCAATTACATCCGAGTCCTACCTCCCACCCCTAGCATGGGAGATCTCTGGTTCTATCAGAACGCAAGCCATTACATCGAGAATAAAAGGGTAGAGTGCCCGCGGATTCATGATAGCATCGAATGCCCGTTGTGTAAGTTCGGATTCGAACTAATGAAGGACTTGGACAAGAAACAGAGAAGCGAAGTTGCCAGATTGTACTTGCCGAGAACCTACTACGCGGTAAACATTTATTTCCCAAGTATTGCGCAGGTCCAGGAAGACCTGCGAGGCAAGGTGTTCTGGTGCAACTTTCCGTCTACGATTTACAACATCTGCGAGACATGCATTATGCGGGATGACGCGGGGGACGATACGGACCCGCAGCCGTTCGGTCTCTTCTACAGCGTAAACAACGGCTACATTATGAAAGTCATCACGCATAGCCAGGGAGACTTCAACGACTATAAGACGTCTAAGTTCCTCGTCTCCGGGAAGGGTCCCATTTCGAAGAATCCCGCTATCATCGAGCAGGTTCTTGCCGCGCGGCACGACCTGCCTACGAAGTTCGCCGCAAGGGACTTGAACGCCATCCAGGCCATAGTAAATCGGATTTCAAAAGGTAGTCATACTTCGAGCGACGATAGCGGCTTCGACCTTGACAAGACAGAAGAACAAGTCAAGCCTGAAGCGAAGCCTGCGGCTAAGACGAAGCCGCAAGAGGAGCAATTTGAGGAGCTTGACGAAAACAAGCAGGCGGTGCCTGTCCAGCCAGCTCAAAAGAAGCCAGTTGTAACTAAGCCGGCGGAGAGTCCCGCAAAGCCTGCTCCAAAGCAGGAGCAGAAACCAAAGGCGGAGATTCCGGCTGAGGAGCCAATCGAGGGTGGTATTGACGACGCTGAGATAACCTCGATTCTGAACGACCTTGGCGCCAAAAAGCCATAACTATCCGGTCCGACTCCCGGTTAGAATTCTATCCGGGAGTCGGACCATCTGTTACGGCGCTGACCATGAGACATCTTTTAGTAGACGGTCGCAATTCGCTTTATAGGGCGCTTTTTGCCGGCCTAAGCGATCAGAACTTCGTTAAAAGCGGATATAGTTCGGTCATCATATTTTGCAGGTTCCTCAACCATTACCTGCAGCTGTTCAATCCCACGGAAGTCCATGTGTTCTGGGACGACAAGCTAGAAAACCTCTGGAGGAAGAAAGTATTCGATCAATATAAGGCCCAAAGGAAAGAAGAGCGCCTGAAGAGGAATAAGTTCGATGTCGGCGACACTATGGGCCGCCTCGTCACGATAGCGCAAGCTCTGATACCTGAAATGGGCATTCGCATGTACTCCCGCGAGGGTATGGAAGCAGATGACCTGATCTACGCATTCGTGCAGACGCTATCCTACAAGGAAACGGCTACGATCGTCTCAAGCGACAGCGATTTCGTCCAACTGGAAAAGGGGAGCGTTCATGTCTTTAACCCGATGCACACGGGCCATAAAGAGGATAGATATACCCTGCTCATGAAGTGCCTTATGGGAGACAAGACTGATAACGTTCCTGGCTATACAGGAATAGGTCCGAAGAAGGCAGCAAAGTTGTGCGACAGCAATTCAGACTTGAAGGCGTTCCTCAAAACAAGGGGCTTAACGATCCTCCTAAGGAACAGGGACCTCATAGACCTTACAAGATGTCCGTTTGTAAAGGACAACGTACAATATGTAGAGTCTGTGCGAAGTACGAAGCCCGTCTTTGACGGGCAGGCGATAGAATCCATCGCGATGCGCCTGAAGGTTCGTGGGCTCATTGCAGAGTTCCATAGATGCATTCTGCCGTTCAAAAGTATGAAGGCGATATGAAAAAGAAGATATTGAGGAAAGCATGGTCGTTGAAAGCGTCAAAAGATAAAGATTTGAAAGGTGTAGAAAGGAAATGGGTAAGTAAGCTCACAACGTTGACCAAGGGAGATTTAACTTTGGTTTGTTCACGTCATCGGCAACGGAAGCAGCGACGGTAGCTTAACTCATAAGGAATTAACCAATGGCAACTGTCCACGTCGCGACGACGATCATGAAACTAATCACATCAACAGGCGCTGTCATTGATAAGAATACCGCTACGATAGGCGAGAGGGCTAACTCATCTCCGGAAATCCGTGTCAACGTAACAGGATTCCCTACAATCCCTGATTATCTTACGTCAGAATACGCCGCTGGCTTCGCATTGCGGCATATGGATCAGACATATATCATCACTGATAAATAAATCTCCCCCCCAGTATGGCTGATCCCCCATCAGCCATGACGACTGGCCCGCATGTTGCGGGCCAGTTGCTTAGATGAGGTGTCGCACGTAGATAGTGCATGTCAAACTCATGGAAGGTTGCGGAACGTAAGGTTGCCAAGCGCCTAGGATTATGGGCATGCGGCGACGAGATGGCCCTCCGAAGGATGCCTCTGCAAGGTCGCATGATGGAGGAATATCTCGGAGACATCATCGTCAACGAACAAGCCTCGGAAGACGTTCGCAAAAAGGCTGCAGACTTCATAAGCCGATTCATGGTAGACGTCAAGAGAAGGGTAAGCAAACAAAGCTCAACAGGATGGCATTTCGAACAGCTTCTGACCAGCGAGAAGCATCAAATATTCGCCTGGTGGAAGAAGCTCAAGGAAGCTGCGGCAAAGTACAAGAAGAGGCCGCTTCTAATCATAACGAAAGGCGACGGAAACTGGTTTATTATAATTGAAGATCCTCACGTTTCTGAATTCACTGGCGCCGATCATATAGTCATCTGCAGGCGAAAGACATGTCGTGAAACGTTAGTTGCGTTTAATCTGGATGATTTTTTAAAAATAAGTTACGAGCTAGTAAAAGCTAATTTCATGACTGTTTACATGGAAGCAATACGTTCATGAGGTCGAATAAAAAGGCTATCAAGCGCCGATTAGCTACGGCTCCACCATCGGCAAAGAAAACGAAGAAGAATATGTTAAAGGCCTCGAACTACACGGATCTGTTCGTTTTCGGGCGCAGAGTCAACTTATGAGATTAACATGGCCTGTGGAAGCTGTGGAAATAGGTCTCAGTCTACTCAACCAGCTCAGCCAACCCATAGAGCGGGGCCAGCCATAGGCAGGCCAATCATAAACGTCGGGATAGCGTCTCGATGTCCAAAATGCGGCTGGCCCATGAGAAAAGTACATGTGTTTGATAGGCAGAGCAGAAAGCCGACTGAATCGCTTGTGTGCATTAACAACAGGTGTAGACACACTCAATGACCTACCTTCATTCAGCCTTCGTCTGGGTGTTAGCGGTAGTTGCCGTGGAGGCCATGACGGAGATCGTGGTCTCCTCTTCTCTATTCTTCAGGTTTCGAAATTGGGTCGGGAGACATAGCGCATTCTTCGGAGAATTGTTGACCTGCGGATATTGCTTCTCCGTCTGGTCAAGCGCCGCCATAGCATGGGCTCTGCCTGGCGACGTCTTTACCGGAGAGTATGGGTTCATAGCGAACATCGCAGTGCGCACGCTTGTACTTCATAGAGTATCTAACTTTTTGCATGGCTTGATAAAGAGAATTTGTGACAGGCCACCTCAGGAACATGTCGTTTCGCTATTTATGAAGAGGGACGCAGATGGAGCAGGAAATCAAGCCGGTAAAGATCAAGAGCAAGTCTGACATTCAAGCAGCCTTAATGCCCTTCTTGATTGACGGTCATCAGCTTCGTGAATCGCTTCTTGAGGGGATGGAGATAGTAAGAAAGCGCTTCGAGTTTAATAAGAAGACGGAAAGCGGCCTGGATGTAAACCAAATGCGCTTCTGGGTAGATAAGCTCATCTCTGAACGGCTAGGTGGTAAAAGGGTTGGGATGCAGGTTGTCTGGATTCTGGATGGTAAGAAATACCAGTTCGACCCAGTGACAAAGGGCCTTATAGAGACATGAACGCGTCTGGGAAAGACGTCCAAGTCGACCTTGCTCACTATGATTTTCTCATGGCATGGCAGCCTATTGTTGGGGACGTCGTAGTCTGGCATGGCTGGATCACGCACTGGTTTGGAATCGTCAGCAAAATTGATCCATCTGGGCATCTAACCATAATTCAGTCTGGTCTACCATTTTCCCTCTTCACGATGGACCAGGACGAAATGAAAAAGAAGGCCAAAAAGGTCCACGTTACGAAGATTAAGAGGGGAGGCAACGGCGAGTGGACTGTTATCCAGTCAGCGAAAAGTCAGGTAACTTGGTTCATTTGACATGAACGTAAACAGAGTCAGAATGATAGTGACAATAAGTGAAGAGTCCATTGAAGATCTTCTAGCCCTTCATGGATTAGAATGCTTGTCGTCAATTGAAGACATGTCGAAGAGCCAAATCTTATCGGAAGCGGCTATGGCAGGGAATAAAGATGCCTATACAGAAC